GGAAGTACGCACTTTGATACACCAGTACCGATTGCAATCAAATACAAGGATCCAACCACGTACGCATTTGGAGTGGATGCTTCGTATGTGAATTTTTCAATCGTAGGCAACGGAGTCACCGCAACCGTCACGACACTCACGGCACACAATCTTTCGAATGGTACCCCTGTACTAATTAAAGGAAGTATTTCATTTGATAACGTTGTACCATATGTGGTTACAGTCATTGATGGAACACACTACTCGTTTGCGACAGGTATCACTGCAACCAACGTTGCCCCCACTGCAGGTGCTACACTTCCAATTTACATTGATACTGCACCGAACGCTGGTGTCACAATCACAGCCATAATCAACAAGTCGATCATCGGTGATGGAACGAGCACTCAGGTGACCATTCAAGATCTCGTTCTTAAGAATCATTTGTTGTCTCCCGGTGACATTATCACCATTCAGAATGCAGAACCAATATTCCTCAATGGTACACAGTTTGTTACACAAGTTCCAAATACGACGCAGTTTAAATTTGCATCACCATACTTAGCTGGTCGTTACATCCCCAAGATTTTCATAAACGGTCCACGTTATGTGTATATGTACACGAACGACACTGGAACCTACGGAAACACACAAGCCAAGGATATCATCCGGTACGACCAGTACACACAGACGCCGACTTTGACTGCGAGTCTTCTCGTCGATTTCGAGAAACACGACGATCCGCCGCCGGAAAACCAACTCATAGGCGTCGTTCAGGTGGCAAAGTCAAACAGTCCACTCGAGATGCAGTTCAAGGGTCCAGTCAAAGAAATGTGGTTCACGGGAGTACCCGACTCGACCAACGTGTACCAGTATTCGTCCATCGCCGACCAGACAGCGTTGGCGCTCACACACGGTGAAGAGATTGTTTCCAGAGACGTCGGGAGCTACATCTTTTACAACACAGTTCAGCCGTTCGAAAATCACACCGTGATGCCGACTCGCAACTTTTCAATGTACAGCTTTGAAATGAACCCCGAAAGCACAACACCAAATGGAACTGTAAACTTTTCGAGAATAAGCGAACAAATCTTCTCGAACGCATCCGCTACGGTATGGGCACGTTCGTACAACATCCTCAAAATTCAAGGCGGCGTCGGTGGTCTCTTATTTAATTCCTAAACTTTGAGTAGAGAATGGTGCCAGCACAGTTTGCACATCAGCTGACGCGACTGCAGTTTCCAAGTGACGTGCATTTCGGCGATGATGTCACCATTTGGATTGCAAAGGCGGGGGATGTTGCAATGGGAAAAATGTACCTTCGTGTTGATTGGCCTGAACAGGCGCCTGTTCAGGATTCAGTAGGAACGTACATGATCGATTACGTAGAACTTTTGTATGAAAATCAACTCATCGAACGACACTACGGTGAGTCCCTCGAACTCTGGAACGACATCACGGTGACACAGTCCAAACAAGCTGCCCTCACAACGCTCGTCGGAAAAGGACTCACGGACAGCCTCGAATCATACTACATTCCTATTCCTTTCTCAGTCGACTTGCCTTTGTGTGCACTGAAAAAACCCCCAGTTTTTCGCGTCAAATTTAAACCGGCAAACGAATTTACAGTTTTGAACTGGACACTTCCGGTTCAGGTGAATCTGTTTGTCGATTACGTCTACGTGACCAAAGCCGAACGCGACTACATGACAAAGACGCCGATGAACTATCTCGCCAAGACGTGGCAACGCATCGAATTCACCGTGTCAGCTAACGAAACAGATGTTTCAGTCTTGACTGATTTTGTTCACAGCGTCAAAGAAATCTTCTGGATCATTCAGAACGACGGGACGTCTGCATACAATTATTTGAATGCCGGTGGTGATCAGCTTGTCAATATGAAACTGACACTCAACGGCGCAGAAGTCATCAAACGCGAATTTGGAACTCCTCTGTATCTTCGAATCATTCAGCCACTCGAATACCACACACGTACACCGGACCGTTCATTTTACATGTACTCTTTTGCGATTGACCCAGAACACGAAGATGCGACTGGTGAAATCAATATGAGTCTTGTGACTCGCCAACTTCATACGTTGACATTGACGTCGTGCCCGTACTCACGGTCTCTTCGGATTTACGCTCTCGGGTACAACGTCATTTCCGTCAAGGATGGAGACCTTCAGGCGGTAAACACTATGCACGAAGGTGGGCAAGAGACGGTCATCACAGCTGAAAAGGTTCAGAACAATTCATACCCTGGTCTGTATCCATTCACGACGTTCACTTTCACGTCACTCGGAAACACAGGTCGTTTCGGACCAACTTCGAACACGTATCCTTCAGTCCCATGGACATCTCCTTCTCAATGGTACATCTATAAAGGTTCCCAGTATTGGACTGCGCCTGCGAACGGCATTTATCAGATTACGGCTGCTGGCGCCATGGGTGAGGCAAGTGGACACATCATACAGGGAAGCGTTGCACTCTACGAGGGACAAGTTCTCAAACTTCTCGTCGGACAGATTCCAGTTCCTTCATTGCCTGCAGACAATGCGACAAACGGAGGCGGTGGGTGCTCTTCCGTAAGCACGGATGCGAATGTACCTATCCTCGTAGGCGCCGGTGGAGACGGTGGGTCTTTCTGTCCTCGTGGACCTGTTCCAAACGCAAACATCTATGGAGCTGGAGCTGGAGCTCAGGTGACCACGCTGATACCTCATCAACTCTCAACTGGTCTTTACGTCAGCATTACAGGTGGAACAATATTCGACGGTTCATACCAGATTAATGTTGTGAGTAACGTTGCGTTTCAAATTGCAACGTCAATTGCTGGAATTATCAATTACCCGAATGCAGGAACGTCAGTACCGGCTACGCCACAAGACGGCGTGTTTCAACCGTATGGTGATGGTCAGGGTGGAGGTACCGGGTTTGGTGTTGCCGGTGCAGGGTACTTTACGAATGGACAATATCCAGACCTGACGTTCCCATTTTTGTTGCCGAAAGCGATCGCAGCAGAAGGTTACGGGAATCAATATGTGTACGGTGGAAATTATAACCCGCAACCCGGAATTCCACCACACCTGCAGCACCTGTCGCCGAAGGCGGATTCGGCGGTGGACAATGCCCTCTGAACCTCGTGTCAAACATCATCAGCATCAGTAATCAGGGTCCATATCCTCTCATACCCGGTTCCAACATTTATGCGATTGAGACCGATGTGATCAACGGACTTCCTCAAGGGTATTTTGTAATCATTTCGGGTGTTCAAACAGCATCGGGAAATTTTTACAATCCAAAAAACAATAACAAAGAACCGAATGCAATTATTAAGATTGTCGGTCTTAAGGCGGTCGTTGTTATCGCGAATGCAGTTGGACCGTTTGTTTTGACGGGTGCGACAATTTACGGCGCGGCTCTCGGTGTAGCTGGGGGAGGTGGCTACACAGGAAGCCCAGGTAACGGTTTACAGGGTGCGACGTGCTACGCGTCAGATCAAGTGACTGATGTTCAAGATTTCGGACTCAACGCTGGGTCGGGATACATTACAATAAGTCTTGTGTAACAAAGGCACCTCCATTATGAAACTTGAGCTCTACATGACCGTAGTAGTACAGGTACAGTGTATATTCCTGCGTGATTTGAGGTGCTGTGTTTTGATCGAACGCGAGATCGAGATGTGACGTGTTTGAATTCAACTTGGAAAAGTCAACACTGCCATCGTGATTGTACTCTCTAGGATAATCTGCAAAGCAGTACATGTAAATGTTCTTTGTAGGAACTGATAAACCGTGATCCATAGGTTGTTTGTAGCTATAGTACAATGCGCCCGGAAAGTCTGAAAGAATGTTTTGGTTATTCAAGTAGATGGTTCCATACTTGATTGCATCGAGGAAGTTGATTCTAACGCCATTGAAAAACTGTACAGGTACAGCAGCCTCCACGAAGTTCGTGCTGTACCCGTATTGATATCGTGAGTTGTAATATTCAGGGTCTGTTGACTCGTACAATTTGTTTCTGACGAACCATGAAAGCATACTCACAGGATACTTGGACGTAAAATTCACAATCGCCTTGCCGTTGTTGTACGGCAGACCAGCTTCGGCCCAAACACGACTAATCTTGTATGATAGAGTTTTGGATTGATAGTACATACGCTCTTCGGGTGTCAGCGTAATTTCCTCAACTAGAATTCGCGGGTTGATGAGATCGATGCGATTCCCATTGACATCCGTCGGAGCATTTGTGATCCACGACACGTCATTGAACGTGAATCGAACAGTGACGACTTGTTGCAAAACGGCACACAAAGGAAAAAATGGTTTTTCAAGGCGTTCCCGTCCTTTTTTTGAGTGACTCTGACGCCGACAGAAGAAGAAATCGAGAGGAATCAACATGTCTAGCTGGGTCGATCCCGAAACGACGTTCGATTCAGCTTGACCCCTGCTTATAGCCTGATACATAGCGAGTTTTTCATCCGCATCCAGGAAAATCTGATCCCGAATGACATACCAGTCGTCTGTAATTGATTCGATGACATTACCGTCGAGTAAAAACTCTACTTTTTTGATAATGGCGCGACCGGTCAACTCACAGTATGAATACTGGTTAGAAAGTTCTGGGAGAGAAACAGACAGGTACATGTTCGAAAGTAAGTCTCCCGATTCTCGTGGATAGAGATTCGTGGAATATGTCGTCGATGAATCGAGAAACCCGCTCGTCGTTTCGAGTGGGTTTAACAGTCTCTGTGTTTGGACGAACGGTGTGTGTTGTTTTATTTGAGGTATCCAGAGAGACTCGCCTCCATACATGAATTTTTCCTGTGCACCAATAGCTGCGATTGCAGTCAACGCGCCGGTACCAAAACCACGTCCGCTCATTTCGATATAGGCTTCGCGTGGAGCCGGAGCATCCGTCCACACATTCGAGTTGAGGTCGCGCAAATCTGCAGCCTGACCCTTTATGTCATCTGCATTAAACAGTTTCGGATCGTACAATGAATAATATTTACTTTGGATCTTCGCCGTTGGACGAAGAAAAGTCAACGGTACTATCGTACCAGGAACAGGCAACACCTGATCCTGGTCAACTGTAACTATCAATTCGTATACGTATTGGTATTGTTTCGTGACGCTTCCTACGAGCGTGTTTGAAACACCCTTTTTGGCTATAGTTTCGAGTACGGTGACATTTCCAGCAACGTCTACGAGAAGTACCGAAGGATCACTCAGACCCATCAACTTCCAGTCTTTATCAGGTGTAGGACCCGTGAATTCTTCGACGACGTACACACTGAACGTGTTTCCGGTCACGAGCGGTCCTCGAAACCCACGAGCCGTCGAACGATCTTTGATTTTTTCAAAACCAAACGTCAATTGAAGCAGAGAACTCGGTGCGACCGGAATCGTACCAGATCCTTCGATATATGCAGTTGCGAGAGACACGTAAGGAAACGAAATTGACGGTGGTCCTGGATTGATCACAACGTCGCCGTAAACATTGGACGTGTATGCTTCGACGTAAACGCGACCCTCAATCCCAACCAGACCTGTAATCGACATTCCCGAAAGAATCGGTGCATTTTGTGTAAGATATACCGCGAGAACGTTCGGTGTGAGTGAAGGTCCATAAAACCCAGTCACTGTTAAACTTGAACTGTCGGGTGTGACCGGCGGAGGCGGAGGCGTGGGTGGAACCGGTGGAGGCGGAGGCGGCGTGGGTGGGACCGGAGGCGGAGGCGGCGTGGGTGGGACTGGTCGGAACACAACTGCACTTAAAGCATTTTTGAACAACTCAGCAACCTGATCAAACGACGTGTATTGTATATACGTCGGTGGACTCGACTCAAGTTTTGAAACCACTTCATTCACTTTTGCACCTGCGCGCGCAACCACGTCACTGGCAACTGCACGAAGTTGTGCGAGTACCTGAGCTGGTACCGAACCAGGGGGTACAAAACTGTTGATAATTTCATCAACCTCCATCCTCTACAAAGACTCAAGATCTTGTTTCCACAGGTTCGACACGGTCGTCGCCTCGAGCTCAGTGAGTTCGCTCTGAAGGTTTTTCACGAGCGTCAACGCCTTGTTGATTTCCTCCGCCGTGTACTGGTACGTCCTGACCGAAACCAATAGCTCGTGTGGAAATCCGAGACGCGTCATGTCCGCCTCAATGTCCGCTCGAGTCCGTCGGAAAATCTCGAGACGTCCATGTGCCACCTCGGTGATGAAACGCGCCCGGATCGTATTCTCAGTCACCTGGCGTTTGAGCTCCTTGACCAGGTACGACTTGCGTGTCTTGTACAGTGCGATACGCATCTCGAGGTAGTCGACCA